GCCCGTGTAGGCCGCGTGCAGCCCTTCACGTTTCTTGGCTTCGTGCGGGGCGGTGTTCAGCATGTCAGCCGCCATCTGCTGGCTGAATAGCTGGATTAGCGTTTGAAAACGCTGGTCCCCGAGAAGCTCTTTGCAGAACATCCCGAGGACCATAATTTCTTCGTCGTTAATGGTTATTGTTTCCCTGATTATTTCTTAGCTGGGGCGGGGTTGTTGGCCTTGGCCTTTGCTTGCTTCTCAGAAGACAGCCGGTCCTGAGAGTTCTCAAGGGTGGCGTGCATTCTGTCTTGCTGTTTATCGTGGGAAGTTAGCGCGAGGCTGGTGCCTTTGTGCGCAGCGTCGAGCAAGGTCTTCTCCTTGTCGAGCTTGAGCTTAGCCGCGTCATTGACAACGCGGTGAGCCGTCTCGATGTTCTGCCGCTGGTTAGATTGGGCAGTATCCATCGCTTTAACTTTCAGCTCTTCACGCTGTAGGTCGAGCTTGTCCTGCTCGTGTGAAGCGAGGCGCTCTTCCTTGTACTGTTTGGTCTGTGCGCCAGCCATAGCGGCCTGCGCTGTCGTCTGCTTCGCCTGCGCTTCCTGCATCTTGATAGGATCAGGCTGCGGCTGCGGGGGCGGTGCATTCGGGTTCAGGTACGCTTGGAAGCGGTTGAAGCCCTTCAGCTTGGCAATATCGGACAGCATTGCATAACGCTGCGGAGGACCGAACATGTTCGCGATAGCTGGGTCCTGAGCCAGCATCTGGTAGCCCTGAGCAAGCTCGTTGGCCGCCACATCCTTCTCGCCGTAGCCGAGGTGTTGGCTAACGGAGCAAGTCTTGCGGTCGGTCCAGTCTTGGACGTTGCACTGAAGAGGAGCGCCGCCAATCTCGATGAACTCGGGTTGCTTGACATGCAAGATGGCCAGACGGACCACTTCAAGCATCAGGGGCACGAGGAAGTGGTCAGCGAAGTTGCGCGCCATAATCTTCGCGCGCTGGCCGCTGGCCTTCATCATGTTGTCAACCAAGCCTTGGCTGTTCTGCGTGCTGATCGCATCCTTGTTCAGGCCCTGCGAGAGGGCGCTGATGCCCGTAGACTTCTCGTTAGCTGTGTCGAGCAGCGTGAGGGTCTGATAGATGTACGGGTTGAGCGGAGCCTGCGGAAGCGGGGTAACGCTGTCCGGGCGACGGGCGTTCACAATGCCGCCCAGTCGGTTGTCCAGCAGCTCGCGCGGATTAGCTAGACCGCCGTTGAGCACAACGTAGCGTGGGTTGGTCGTGATCGCCGTGTGGTCGAGAACGCCGCGCATAAGCACGGTCTTGGCGTTCTGCACGGGCACTACGCGAGCAGCGAAGCAATCACCGTAGAACACGCCGGGGACCGGCAGGGGAATGTAGGCAATAAACGGGGCCTTATCGACCTCCTCGGGATCATCAAGCAGCTTGTTGCCAGCGTGGCAAACCTTGTACAGCCTGACGCCCTTCGCCTCATCAATCTGCATCCGAACGTAGCTCTCGTAGTACACGAGATAGTCCAGCTCAGTCTGAATGGCGTTGTCGTAGGTCTCGGCGGCCTTAGTTGGGCCAGTTCTAGCTAAGACTTCTGGGGAGAAGACTAGCTCCTTGGCGTCGTCAATCGGTAGGTCTTTGACAATCTTCTTGTCGTAGCCCATGTCGATCAAGTCAGCCCGGGTCTTGGGAACGCGGTGCCCGATGTAGGTGGCATCCTTGATGGTGCGGGCCATCGGGTCGATTAGGAACTCTTCAGGCATCAGCACGTCGATACGGACGTAGCTGGTGTCCTTCTTGCGGGTCAGGGTGCCGCTGTACATCCCCGGAACTTCGGGGTGCTCAGTGGCCTCGAACTCATCCACGTCTTCGTGGGCCGCAAGGCCGTGAGCCGTGTCTTCGTCAATGCCCTCGAACTTCTCTTCGCTGTGCTCAGCGCACTCTTCCCAGTAGACCTTAGCTACGCCCGCGCGGGCTATAAGGCCGTTGTAGATGGTGTCCGAGAAGATTTGGTAGCCGTCATTCTTGCGGAAGATCACATACGAAGCGTACTCGGTTGCAACCATGCAATCCGAAACGCTCATCTGGTTATCGGGGTCGAACTTAGCTATGTGGTCGCCGGTCGCGAAGACTTCGAGTAGCTGCGACTGTTGCATACGAACACTGTCGTACACGTCAGGAGAAACGAAGCTGGAAGAGCCTTCGGAGTTGCGGCGGGGCCACTCTCCGTTGAGATAGCGAGCAACACGTTCGCGCTCAATACTCAGCTTCTGTTGGGCCCAGCCAACCGCGTCTCGTGATTTACTCAGGACGCGGGCTAGAATTTCGTCGTCAGTCAAATGGCCTTTAGCCATGCGCCCTCAATAGATTAGATAGCTTGTGTGTAGAAATCGTCGGTGACGGTGACGGGCTCCCAACGGCCATCGCTGGCGTAGGCAGCTAAAGCGAGGGCCATTACGCAGTCGTCGTGCGCGCCGCCTTCGGCTTCCATCTTGCCGCTCTCTGTGACCACGAAGGTCAGCATCTCTTCGAGCGTTTGTTGGTCGTTGATTTCGATTTCGCGGCTACGGTCGAATGCCCGCAGCTTGTCGATCATCAGCGGTTTGGTTTTCTCGCTCGTGAAGACGCCGATGTTGAGCGTTTCACGGTCAGGCTCGATTGTGCCCTCGGATACGTCGAGATACAGGTTGGGGTACTGTCGGTCCCTTAGCTCCACGCAAGTCACTAGGCCGTGGTTGTTGCGCTCAGGTACTAGGAGTGCTTCATTGTAATAGTACCCAAGTGTAACTAATATCTCGGCAAAAACGTCAGGATGGACGGTGCCGCGCCATACAGCTACTTGGCGTAGCTGACTATCGAGAACTTGGGCGACAGACGGGTCAGAAGGGCGTCCCTTGACACCGGCTCTAAGACCCATGCCAACGTCAGCACCAATAGTGTAACTTTCATTCGGTTCTCGCTCTAAGTAGACCTTCAGCTCACCACGGGGATGCTCCCGCAGCTTACGTAGCGGTAGTCGCTGTCCGGTCTTGTGGTCGTAGACTTCCTCCACAGCCATCTGTTTGATAGGCGGGTGCGGGCTCTTCAGGCGCTCAACGATGTACTCGGGGTTGAACACGGGGCGGCCTGTCGAAATGAAGGCTTCCTCGGGGGTCAACGGGTACTCTTGCTTGAACATGTCGGCTCCGTTGAGGGCAATCCTTCGTCGCCGCCACCAGAGCTGCGCGTCATCCACGTCGATGTCGTATAGCTGCTTAGCTGTAGCTACGATGGCTTCCTCTTCAGGGACGCGCACGAAGTCGGCGGGGATGGTTTCGTCTTGGTATTCGTCGCTCTCTACCCACGCGCTGAAGAACAGCTCGTAGCCGCTGATGCCTTGGCGAGCCGCTTTGTATTGCTCGTAGAACACCCCGGTCATGCCGTTGGCGGTGCTTTCCAGAAACGCAGCGGTGCCGGGGCGATCAGGGACAGCCTGAATGAGGCCGTTGAAGTTGTTCGTCGCGAACGTATCCGGCCAGAAGGCCACCTCGCTCAGATGAACGGTAGTAAAGGTTTCACCACGGGCCACGCCTTTACCGCCAGCAGTGGCAACGCGAAGGCCGCTATCAAGCTCGCTAAATACCAGCTCGGTCCGAGATGAATACTTAGTGCTTGGTTGAACGATTTTAGGGACATTGGAGTGTATCCGGTGGTACATGTCGAACAGCGTCGTGGTGCTGTCGGCAACGTGGGCCATAACGAGGCCCTTCTGGGCCCTGCGCTGGCTAAGCCACCAATACTGCCACGCGCTGATAACGGTAGAGAGCCCTTGCTGGCGGGCCTTGACGACCACGAAGCGGACTTTGCCGGTCCTCTCCTGTTGGTCGATAATTCTCTCAACGAAGCGTTCTTGTACTCGGTTGAGGATCAGCGGCTCAATGGTGCCGTCTTTGGTTCTGATCTTTACACAGTGCTTACAGTAGAAGGTGAAGTCGTCAAACAGGCGCTTTCGCGTAGCGATTTGTTTAGGCGTCATCGTCTGTAGCCCTCACCTCTGCGATGAGGTCGAGGAAGTCTTCGGCCTTCTCCACTCGCAGCTTATGCTGTGCTTCCGGCTTCGTCTTGGTGTAGGCGAGCACGGTGTTAATCGCTTTTAGCTTTTCGGGGATTGCGGTGGGCCCTACAGCTAACAGGAAGGCTTCCCGCAGCATAACTGCGGCCTTCTCTTCGTCGCTGTCGGGGATCACCATTTCGGTGTGCGGGATGATGTTCTTCCGCTCGACAACCTTCACGTCCATTGTGGATGGTGCTTGATCTGTCTTTTTCATGTAATCCAAATATCTGTCTGCAAGTTTGTGCGCGTCCCGCCAGAGGGGGATGGCGTTCTTCTTGCCACCGATGCCGAGAGGGACGCCCCAAGTCTTCATGGCCCAAGGGTCTTCCCTTAGCTGCCGTTTGACCTTGGCGTTCCTCTCATCCATTTTTTCGCGGAATTTAGG